TATTGCACTCATCTTGTTAGAAAAAAGTTCGACCAAGATATATTTATGGCTTCATTGCTAAATAGATTGATAGAGTTAGAAGCTAATCGTGTTGTAGCAGAAATGAGACAAAGAAAACCTAAGAATCCTTTGAAAAAGTTTTTTCGTATTCGTTAAGATATTTCTTTTCAAAATCTTTAACAAACATAGAATCAGTCTTATCAATCTCATAATTAAATTTTAGAATTGCCGTACGAATATGTTCTGAAACCCAGCCGCCCTGTTTTGAGACAACTTGAGCTTTATTGCGGTCATTAATAAAAATGTAATGGTCATATCCTTTTAGTTCTACGTCTAAAAGATTTTTTTCTAAGTCTTTACGTCTTATTTCTTTTAGTCTTCTTAGTTTTATTGAATCACTCATTTTTCTTTTTAATTGAATTAAGAATCCTAGAAAGTGCTCTACCTTGTAATAGTTCTCCTCTGTTTATATCTATAAGAACGTGATAATACTTTTTGTTTCCGTGAGGTTTCTTGCCAGCTTCAGCCATAAATATCTTTTTAACTAATGTTATCACAAATTCGATACATTGATACTTTATTAATGTTAAAGAGTGTTTTCCTGGGGAGAGTGGCTGAAATTGTCCTATTCTCTATAATCCCGTTCCAAGACTTGATTTTGGTATGGGACAAGGGCATGGGACAAGTAAAGTTGTCCTACGCTCCAAAATCAATGGGACAATCTATTTTGTCTCACACAGTTGTCCCACTGAAATCTATTGGTATAACTAAGTTTTTTCTTCTGGGACAAGATATGTAACCTCTCCCCGTGCGAGGACTGCTCTATAAGACTTATTAGAATTATTATCTTCTATGAGTTCAATAAGACCTTTCTTGATTAATCTTTGGAACGATTTTCTTATCGCAGCATCTTTACCATCAACCATTGGATCGTGAATCATTTGATTTATGGTATAAGTTTCTGGGTGAATTTTTCTTAGCTTTTGAAGAACTTTATCTTGAACAGTTGTAGGTGATCCAGAATCATCAGATACTTCCGGAGTGTAATCAGCGATAGCAAAGGTAAGATCATCTTTCATCTTCATTATCATTTGAGTACCCATCCTTCCAGACCTAGATTTTTCGATAGTAATAAACCTACTATTACGACCTACCTTATTAATTTGTTCTTGGGTCGGTTTAGATAGTTTCCAAGTTTCATCAACAGCATCTCTGATAGCTGAAGTTCCTCTAAATCCCCCATTCTTATTGGCGTGATGAATAATAAGGATAGTAGTTCTTGGAAAGAGAACACCGTTGTTTCTGGTTAGCCAATACAAAGGTTGAGCAAAGTCTGATTTGTTTTCATCAAATGCTCTACCACCGCTACAGCCAATTAAAGAGTCAATGACAACTAACTTTGGTGTATATGTTTGCATTAACTTAATAAACTGAGCATATCTTTGTAACTGCCAATCAGTTTGAATTTTTACGTTGCTTTCAATAGGAAAGTTAACCTCTTCTAATTGTTCTTTAAGTTGGGATAGTGGCTGGTCACCATTTAATAGCAGAACATTACCCTGATCTACAGGAACTTTACTACCTCTAACTAGGAAAGGTTCTCCAGTAGCAATATGCTTTGCCATAGTCCAAGCACTCATGGATTTACCATCTCCACCAGCACCGTAAATAAGAACAACTGAAGGAGTAGGAAGAATGTCAGGTATCAAGTATTCCCTCTGAATATCTAATGCGAAAAGATCAGCTATATCAAGAATACCTTTTTGGCTTTCATATTGAATCTGATCGACAATAAGTTTTTCTAAAGATGATTGATCTCTGTACCCAGCTTTTAATGCCAAAGTATTTAACTTGTAGTTCATCTCAGCAGGGTTATCTAACTCAAGAATATTTTTGGCACGTTTAAT